GGGGCCGTCGCTGTCCACGATGGCGGCAATGTTGCCGTCATAGCGGGCGTCAAACTGTGCGGTCAGGGTCGGGGTCTGGTATTCGATGCTGTCGCCACGGGTCTTGCCCTTCTTCTCAGATTCGGCAAACTTGCCCTTGTACAGCCACCAGAGTTCCTTTGCGCCGTTGTCCTTCGTCTGGGCGAAGCCTACGGCGACATAGGGGGCCTGCTGCGTGTCCTTCAGGACTTCCACGCCGTTCTGATCGACGTGGCGGCCCAGCAGCTTCTGACGCACAGCAGCCAGCACCTGATCGACGTTGATGGTCAGGTCGTAGCCGCAGATGCGCTTTTCGCGGCGCACGGCCACATTGCTGGCGTGCAGCACGCCTTCGCGGAAGCGCGGGGCGATGGTGGTTTCGATGTTCTTCGCCAGCACTTCGGGCGTGCTGTATGCGGCGGGGGTGTCGGCAGCGTCTTCGGTGGTCATCAGGGCGAAATACAGGTCGAGGACGCCCTCGTAGTAGCCGACGGTCTGGGCGGTATCAGGCATGGGATTCCCTCCTTATTCGGTCGAATTGGTTGCGTAGTAACAGGTAATAGGCAGGTGATGCCAGCGGGTGTCTGTTTCGTAGTCTGCAGGCCCCCAGCTGCCCACGCGGACGCCTGCAGCGCGCAGCGCCTTGACCACGGCCGGAAGTTCCGGGCCGATGGCCTGGCGTCCCCAGATGTCCACCTGCATGGTGTGGGTCACGCGCTGGGCTTCGCCGCTGGCGTATGCGTCCGGGTGGCCCAGCACTTCAAAGAATGAAAGATACACGGGCGCGTCACCCTTCACGGGTATCTGCGTCACGGGGTACGGGGTGGATTCCAGCGCCGTCTGGAAGATGGAAAACACATTCATGCGGTCGGCCTCCTTAATCCTGCATCAGCGTGTCGGCAACGGCTGCGCCGATGGCGTCGCCGTTGTTTTCCACTGCCGGACGCATCCAGGGCTGGGCGGGCATGTTGCTGCGCCCGTATTCCTGCACCGCGCCGATGGTTTCGTAGCGTTCGCCGTGCGGGTCTTTGCCCGTCGGGAACACGTCGGCGTGGTGGCCGTCCACGCTGTTGTAGAACGGCCCCTTCGCTTTGATGTGGCCTTTCAGGCCGCCGGTGCGCACGGGCACGGTGTCTTCCATGGCGCGGATCGCCACCTTTGCGCCGGCCATGGCAGCCGCCGGGCCGTTGCGGTCGATGCGCTCCGCTTCCAGGCTCATGCCCTGGATCAGCTCATCGATGCCGGTGACGTTAAAGCTGGCCATTGCCCTGCGCCCCCTCTGCTGCTGTGGTGTGGGCCTTGATGCGCATGTAATCGCGCCGGTAGCCCAGGTGATTGACCTGGTCGATTTCGTACACGTCGCCGCCCCACAGGATGCGCATGTCGCGGGTCAGGCCCGGCACCCAGGGCACCGTGAAGGTCACAGTGTCCTGCAGCTGGTGCGCTGCGGCCTCGTAGAAGTCGCGGCCGGACACGTCGGCGACTTGCGCGCGGCGCTGGGCATGCTCCACCCACGGGGTGCTGCGCCTGCCGTATTCGTCCACGGTTTCCCGGTCGTAGTCAGGCCGCTGCACGACGATCAGGTGCTTGAATTTGCCCCGGTTCATGTGGCCGCCTCACTTTCAGGCGTAGAGCGCAGCTGGTGCATGATGGAAAACACGCCCAGCGGCGTGTGGTCGGTGCTGCCGGTGTCTGCTACGACGCCCTTATTGTCCAGCCAGTGGGTGGCCAGCATGTACACGCAAAGCACATACAGGGCGTTGCCGGTCAGCCTGGGCACGCCGGCATTGTCAAGCCAGATTTGCGCGGCTTCCAGGTAAAGCGCCAGGTCTTCGTCGGTCGTTTCGGGCGGCTCATGGGAATAGCGCCGCAGGCCACCTACGTCAAGCACTGGCGTCACCGCCCATGGAAGGAACGGGCAGCCCCATGCTGGACGCCCGCGCGAAGGATTCCTGCACGAAGGTCGTGAGGGCTTCTTCGATGGCTTCCAGGTTCGCCGCCACCTTTTCGGCGTTGAACACTTCGATGGTCAGGAAGACGCCGCTGCCGGGGCGCAGGTTGCAGCCGACGTGCAGCACGTCCACGCGGTTCCCGCTTTCGTCGGTCAGGCTGATGTTCTGGCTGGGGTTCTCAGCGTTCTGGATGTTCAGCATGGCGCGCCCTCCCTTATGCGATGGTCAGGTTGCGACGGACAGCCGCGCCGGTGTCGAAGACGCTGGTGCCCATGCGGACGATGGCGCGCATTTCGATGCTGTCGGTGCGCCAGGCGTTGCCGCCGATGTTGGTGCTGGCCACTTCCATCGGGTTGCGCTTAAACAGCGTGGCCAGCTGCTTCAGGTCGCCGATGAACATGGGGGCCTTGCTTTCGGTGGTGGGCAGCACGTTGTTGCCGATGACGTGGACGGTGCGGCCGTTGGCCATGCGGGGGGTGCCAGTCTTGGGGTCGGGATTCAGCAGCGGGCGGCCGGTCTTGTCTTCCAGGTTGTCCAGCAGGTCGAAGCCGTCCTGGTTGGTCACGATGGTGGACGTCAGCGCGATGGCGGGGTCAAGGGTCTTGTTGAACACGCCCTTGATGGCCTTCAGCTCGGTACCGGCGGTGACGTCTTCAGCAGCCAGCGCGTTCAGGATCGCCAGCAGCTGGATGTTCTCGGTGATGACGCCCTTCTTCGCAATCCAGCGGGACAGGTACGCGAACAGGTTCGCCACCTCATCGCTGGCCAGCTCATTGGACACAGGCAGCCACATGGCGTACTTCGTCAGCTTGTAGCCCACCTTGCTGAAGGAAGGCTGGTCGCTTTCGGGGATTTCGCCCATTTCGTCCACGGCGGCCATGCCGGTTTCGGGGGCGTTGTCCATTACGCGCCAGCCGCTGTTGGTGCTGACATGCTCCACGGTGAACAGGTCGGACAGGGGGTTCAGGGTGCGGCGCAGCTCATGGATCTGATGGTCGATGTCTTCGGGCACCAGGAAGCCGCCGTCCTCGCCGGGGGTGTCGCCGCCGCTGATCGTCAGGGCGTCGTACAGCACGTTGTACTTCTCCACGCCACGGCCAGCCTTCAGGGTGACGCCGCCGCGCACAGCGTCGGCAAAGGCGCGGGCGTACTCATTGCTGCGCAGCATGTTGCGCAGGTTGCGTTCCTCGGCGGGGTTCAGCTGGGCGGCGGGGTTCAGCTGCGCGGCTGCGGCGGCTTCGCCGGTCTGCAGCTCCTGCTGCGCCAGGTTCAGGCGGGCGGTCAGCTGCTGGATGGTCGCAGCGTGGGCGTCCATTTCGGCAGCGGTGGCGTTGGGGTTCGCCACCATCTGGCGGGCCTGGTTGCGGGCCTGATCCAGCTGGTTCTGGATGTTGCGGATGTTCTCACGGGCGGCGGTGGGGTTAAAGTTAGGCATTTCTTTTTCCTCCCTTTTCAGGTCTTTACATACTCAGCAGGCGCAGGCGTGTGCGTGCTGCGTCGTCCAGTTTGGGTTCGGGGTTCTTTGCAGCTGCGCGCTGGGCAGCTGCCTGGGCGGTGATCTGCTGCTGGCGGCGCGCAGAATAGGCCACGGCGGGCCGGATGCGGTCGCCGGTCTGCAGATGCGCCTGCAGCACGCGGGCGGTGCCGTCGGTCGTGGTGGTGTCTTCCGGCGCTGCCGGTTCGGGCGCGTAGCTGATGGCGTCGATGAAGCCTTCTTCCAGCGCCTTGGCGGCGCTCATCCAGGTTTCGGCGTCCATCATCTTCGTCAGTTCGCGGTCGCTCTTGCCGGTCTTCAGCTGGTAGGCCGTGCGGATGCCCCGGTCTACCTCTGCCAGCATTTCAGCGGCCGCCTGCATGTCGTGGGTGTTGCCCATGGCAATGGTGGCGGCGTTGTGGATCATCATGTAGGCCGTGGGGGCCATTTCCACGCGGCTGCCTGCCATGGCCACCACGCTGGCGGCGCTGGCGGCCAGGCCGTCGATGCGCACGGTGATGTTGCCGGGATGCTCCCGCAGCATGCTGTAGATCAGGCTGCCGGCCACGACGTCGCCGCCGGGGCTGTTGATATACACGGTCAGGTCGCCGGGGTGGGCGGCCAGGTCGGCGCGGAATTGCGCCGGGGTCACTTCGTCGCCCCACCAGCTTTCTTCCGCGATGGGGCCTTCCAGGCGCAGCGTGCTGGGCTGGCCCGTGTCGGTGCCTTCCTCGAAGGCCCAGAAACGATTGGGCATGTGGGTCACTCCTTTGGTGTAGTTGTCGCATGCAGGGTTTCTGCCTGCGCCTGCAGCGCCACTTCCAGCGGCACCATGTCGCGGCTGATCATCAGGGTGTCGCCGTGCGGATCAGCGGGGCGGCCTTCATCCACGCGCACTTCGTTGGGCGTCAGCCAGCCGGAACGGATGCCCATCTGGCGCACCTCGTTCATGGTCTTGACGTCAGCGCGCCACAGGTCGGACAGCGTGAAGCGGAAGGCATAGCCCTGCTGCAGCATGTCCCAGGTCAGCAGCTTGCGGTTCAGCTCGTTCTCCCACTGCACCACGATGGGGCTGATGGTCATCTGCAGGTATTCCAGCATGGACTGTTCAGCCGTGGCGTAGCTGGTGTCGGAATAATCGCCCAGCATGTGCGGGGGGATGTTGTACACGGTGGCGACGCGGTTGCGGGTGATCCTCTCCACGTCCAGCACCTTGGCGTCAACCGGCGACTGCGTCAGGGTTGTAGCGGTGACGCCGCCCTCCAAAACCACCAGACGCCCGCCGCTTTCGCGGTAGGCGTTCAGAAACTGGTTGATGATGGTTTTCTTGCGGCCTTCATTCAGGCCGGTGCCGGGGATGTTCAGCACCACGCCGCTGTTGACGCCTTCCAGCTGTTTGGCTGAAAATTCTTTGATGTCCTGATCATAGGACAACGTGCCGCGCAGCACGTCCACGGGCTTGATGCCCTTTTCGCCGCTGGCGCTCATGTGGCGCAGCACGATGATGCTGCTGTTGTGTACGTTGGCGGTGGTGCCGTCATCCAGCAGCAGCTGGTACCACATTTCCTTCGTGTTGATGTCCCGCAGCGGGGTCACGCGGGTGGGGTCAAGCACATCCAGGCGCACGGTGCGCCCGGTTTCGTCGGGTACCATCAGGGCGTAGGCGGTGCCCTCTGTGTTGCGGCTGGCCTCCATGGTCTGCCGGAAGACGAAGGCCGTCATGCTGGGGTTGGGCGCGTAGGCAATCAGCCGTTCCAGGTCGTGGCCGCGCTGCAGCTCCTGCCCCTTGTAAAGGTGGATGGGCAGCGCTGCGATGGTGTTGCTGATCCTCGACACAGCGGCATAGATGGCTTCGCTGGTGGTCAGCGTGTAGTCCGCGCGGGTGCGCCGGGTGTTGCGCATCACGCTGTAGTCGGGCGCAGGCTCATCCCGCGCCTTGTTGTGGTGCCTCTCCGGGCGCAGTTTTTGAAACAGTGGCAAGAGGATCCCTCCTTCAAAAGCGTCAGCGCTGTCGTATTTCGGCCGTCGGGTTAGCCGTACAGGCTGTACACCGTCACGTCGGCAGTTTCGCCGGCGGTGCCGTCTATCGGGTCTTTCTGCATGGCCACCGTCCAGGCGTCAATGGTGGCCATGAAGCCGTCGATTTTGCGGTAGCGGTTCCGCTTCGTCGGCATCCAGTTCTCTTTCTCCCGGTCTTTGTAATCCTGCCGCAGCCGGACGTTGTGCATATACCAGCGCAGCATGGGGTCTTTGTTGGTCACGATCCTGCCGTCCAGCATGGCTTCGCGGAAGTCCTTCATGGGGTCGTTCAAGGTCAGCGGCCCCTGCCGGACGATCTGACAGTCGAAGCCCTCCGCTTCCAGGGCGCGGGTCAGCCAGATGGCGTTGGCGGGGTCGTAGCCGATGGTCATGATCTCATAGGTTTCGGCCATCTTTTTGAACCACTTGAAGACCTCATCCTGCGGGACGTAGTCGCCCTCGCAGATGGTCAGCAGCCCGGTCATGGCAAAATTGTAGTAGTCGATTTTTTCGTTGTTCAGCTCCACCTTGCGCCGGGTTGTCCAGCTGTGGTGGAGAATGAAAAAACGGCCATCATCCAGCGGGAAAAGCAGCACCGCAGACGTGAAGTCTTCACGGCTTGACAGGTCGTACCCGCCGTAGCAGGCGCGCCCGCGCAGCATTTCCAGGTCGATGGTGTCCGTGTTTCGGTTGATGACGTCAATGGTCAGGTAGGCCGCTTCGCTGTTGTCGGCGGTCACGTTCAGCTGCTTCGTGATGAAGTCGGCCTTCTCCTGGGGCGTCTGCTTGCAGCGCTCCCAGTCGGTGCGCAGCGTGTCAAGGGTCAGCAGCGCGCCCAGGCTGGGGTTGGCCTTGATCCAGCAGCTTTCGTCTTCGATGTCGTCGCCCTTGTCCAGCTCACAGATATACGAAAACATGCGGTCAGCCACGGCCTGGGACAGCACGCCTTCCACCAGCGCGTCGGAAAACAGCCCGTAGAAGCTGGTCAGCACGCCGTCCAGCACCGTGCCCATGGTGGTGATGTACAGGCTCAGGGGCTGGCTGCGCTTGTTCATACCACGGCGCACGACGTTGATCAGTTTGAAGTCCTGGAATTCATGGATTTCGTCGAAGATGGCGATGTGGGGGTTCAGACCGTCCTGGCGCTTGCTGTCGCTGGCGCGGTGCTTGATGGTGGCGTTGTTCTTGTCGTAGTAAATGCCATCACGCAGCGGCCTGAAGCGCGGGGCCAGGAAGGGGCTGGCCTTGATCTGCTTTTTGCATTCCTCGAAGACAATGCCCGCCTGCTCTTTGGAGTTGGCCAGCAGGTAGATGTCCGCGCCGCGTTCGCCGTCTTTGCATGCGCCATAGGTGGAATTCCCTGCCATCAGGGTGCTTTTGCCGTTGCCACGGCCGACGACGATCAGCCCTTCGCGGAATCGCCGCAGCCCGGTAGCCTTGTCGATCCAGCCGTACAGATTGCCCTCCACGAAGCACTCCCAGGGCAGCAGCTCCATGCTGTCATAGTCGCCCTTTGTAGGCCGGAGAAACTTCTCCATGAAGGCCGAAGGGCGTGCCGCCAGCCTTTCGTCGAAGGCCCAGGGGTAGGCGGGATCGTGACGCGCGCGCTCTAAGTCGCGCTTGAATCGTTCACATGCGAGCCGCACCTTTTCGCATGTAACGATTCGGCCAGCCAGCACGTCCTCCGGGTATCCATAGACTTTGTCCAGTATCTTGGTATCAGAATTCGTCAAACTCGTCATTGACGGGTACAGATGCGGCCTTCCGGCTGTTCGGCGTCAGCCGCAGCTCGGACATGTGCTTGCGCTGCTGATCCATCAGCATGCGCGCGGTGGCGACGGATTTGTTTTCACGCTTCAGCCGCTGCCGTCCGTTGTGGAAGTCCTCCACGACGCCACGGGTGCGGATGTCCTCATACAGCTGCTGCTTCAGCTGTTCCATGGTGGCGATGTCGGCGACCAGCATCTGATCCTGGTCGCTGATCCCTTCCGGGCGCGATGCGCAGGCGTCACAAAGGCGGTCATAGCAGCGGATCGCCACGGGGTTGGTGATCTGTTCCATGTGTTGGCTGCGCAGTTCGGTATTCATGGGCGTGCCCCCTTTATACTTTGATTACCCGCATTCGCACGGGCTTGCGGTTCTTTGCGGCTGCCTTCCCCTGGCCGCCCTTTTCCGGGTGCTTTCGATTGTGGCAGATATAGCAAAGGCTGCGCAAGTTTTCAATGTCCAGTTCCAGGTCTGGCCGTTCGCTGCGGGGGATGACATGATGCACCATCGTGGCCGTGCGCGGCTTTTCGCCGGTGATCTGGTATTCCTCCATGCAGTCGCAGCAGATGTAATGATCGCGCCGCAGCCGTTCTTCGCGCGCTTCCAGCCACGGGCCGGAATGGTAGAACGGGTCGGCCTCTTTGTACTTTGCCATAGAATCACCGCCTGGAATATATTCGGGCAAGAAAAACGCCCTGGCGCGTCTGATCGGCGCCGGGCGTTCCGTGTTCCCTTTTCGGGTAGCATAATAATAACATGGGGGTGGGTGTAAGGGGTAGAGCATGTGACGTCACATTACAAGCACCTGACGTCATATTACAGTCATGTGACGTTACCTGACAGTAATATGACGTCACATGACAGCCACCTGACATTTTCCAAAAGCGTCAGCGCTGTCGCTTTTGCGGGGAAATAACGGTGCAAATCTTGCGCAAAGCGGTGCGTTGTGCTATCATGTGGGAAAATCATGGAGGTGTCATCATCATGAAACGCATGTTCATCCTTTTGCTTGCCGTCCTGCTTATTTGCCCCTGCCTTGCCCTGGGCGAAACGCTCGACCTGTCGCAGATGTCCGATTCTGATCTCAGGCAGCTGCGCGACCAAATCAACGTGGAATTGTCGCAAAGGGTAGGGAGCGCCCCTGATGCGCTGGCTGCTGTTACCATTGACGGCTGCCTGATCGAAGTTCTTGCCGTTGAGCGCACGGTCAACTATGCCAATGCTCCGTCGTTGCTGTTTACTTACCGTTTCACAAACAACAGCGCAGCGGCGACCACTATGCTGCGTATCGCCAGCATCAAAATGTTCCAGAACGGGGTGCAGCTTGACAGCGCGTCAAGCATTCAGGGCGTTAATCTGAACGAAATTTCAAAAGAAGTCAAGCCAGGCGGTTCCCTTGTTTGCTATGGCTCTATCAAGCTCCAGGACGAAGAAAATGCTGTTGACCTGGAGATTAAAAGACAGTTCGGCGTTTCCACCGAAGCGGAAACGCTTATTCTGACGTATACCCTGGATAATTAAAAAACGCCCCGGCCAGGCCGGGACGTTGACACGCAGCAGCTGCTGCAGTATAATGTTTGTGTGCCCGTCGTGACTTGCGGGCGCATGGAGGTCGCCCGGTGTGGTAGCTGGGGCGGCCTCCATTTTTTATTGCTTGCTTTCCTCGCGGTACCACGCAGGCAGCAGCGCGGCCACCATGCCTTCTGGGATGTCGTCAAGGTGGGCGCATGCGGCGCTTTTCACCGTCCGCACATAGCCGTAGCTGTAGGACAGGCTGCGGGCGATGGCGGTCAGCGGCTTGCCGCTGATGTAAAAGCCGTCGATGATCTTGCATTCCACTTCCGGCAGCATGTCCAGCAGCTTGCAGGCGGCGGCCAGCTCTGCCGCGTACTCCCGGTCGCGCCGCTTGATCGCCCGTTCCAGGATGTCGATTTCGGCCAGGATCGCGCTCAGCTTATCCGGCTCTGCGGTGCTGCGGGCACCCACGCCGTCAAGGGCGGCGCTCATGCGGGTGGCGCTTTCGCGGTAGCGCGTGATGCGTTCCCGCAGCGCCCGCTTGTCGCCTTCCGCAGCCTTGCACCGCTCAAATACTTCCATGGCCGTCATGCTGTGACCTCCGTTGTTTATCGTTCAGGCGTTGAGAGAAATTCTACACTGTCGGCGACGATCTCCGTCACATACCGGCGCTGACCGTCCTGATCGTCGTATTGCCGGGTTTCGATGCGGCCCTCCACGGCCACCTTGCGCCCCTTGTCCAGGTATCGGGCGCAGTTGTCAGCCAGGCCGCGCCAGGCCACCACGTTCAGGAAGTCGGCAGGCCGCTGACCGTCCTGGTCGGTGTAGGGGCGGCTGACGGCTACGGTGAAGCGGCACCAGCTCACGCCGTTTTGCGTGCTGCCGCGTTCGGGGGTGCGGGTCAGGTTTCCGATCAAAATGGCCTTGTTCATGTTCGTGCCTCATTTCTTGTTTTCTTCGTGCATGGCTATGGCAATCAGGGAATATTCACAGCTGTACGGGTGTTCCTCCATCGGCGGGGCGATGTTCCACATGGCCTTGCGCAGCGGGCAGCGGTCGATTTCCTTGCCTTCCTTCAGGCACATGGTGCATTCCTGCAGGAGCGCCACGTCCATCAGCTGCTTCAGATCGTCCTCCCGCAGGATGGCGTATTCCGGCGAATGGACAGGGGGGCGTATGCGGATCAGCACTTCGCCGAATTGGCAAAGGTTTTGCATGTGGCGCAGGTTCTTCATGGGGACGATGTCATACAGCTGTTCCAGCAGCCTGCTGATGGTGGTCGTCATTAACCGCCACTGCCGCCATCCGTTGGGGATTTCCTTCAGGCGTTCCCGGATGGCCTCGCCGCTTTCGCCCAGCTTCATGTCCAGCAGCGCCAGGAATTCCATTGCCCGCAGCTCTTTGCCGTTCATGGGCTTGCGGTTGGCGGCGGCGTCCATGGCGTTGTCCTGCTGTCGCTGCAGCTCGCCACGGGTGATGGTTCTGAAATGATTCGGTTTCCTGTTCATGGTCTGGCTTTCCTCCCTTGCCGGCGCGGTTCATCCTCATAGCGGAAGGTGTACCCTGTCAGGGCGTAGGGCTTTTTTACTTTCCCGTGGCAGCGGTCAATGACGGCCTGATAGCTCATGTTGTTCGCCCGTCCTGCATCGCGGGCGCTGGCGTACAGCTCCACCACCTGCCCGGCGGGGTCGATCATTTCCACGCTTTTGCGGGTGGATCGTGCGCCGGTCTTCAGTCCCAGCTCCCGCCGGGTGATGGGCTTGATGTTGTCCACCCGGTTGTCGTGCAGGCTGCCGTTGGCGTGGTGCCACACCATGCCGGGGGGCGGCTGGCCCAGCCAGGTGTCTGCCACCACGCTGATCAGCGCCCGCACCTTGTCTTTGCCGTCGATCCTCATGTGGACGTGCAGACGGTTCCGGCAGTTTTTGTGGCATTCACTGCGCAGCAGGTACGGCTTCAGCAGCGTCGTTTTGCCGTTGGGCCAGACGTGCCGCACGTCGCCGCCCCGGCTGCATTGATACTTGCCGCCGGTGCCCGGCACGTCCCGCCAGTAGGGTGCTGGCGTCTTCACGGTGCGTCCTCCCACGGCGTCACGCGGTAGATGCTGCCGCTGGGCGCGCGGAAGGATCGGCCTTCCTGCGCGGCCTTTTCGATCAGCTGGCCCTCGTAGGCCATGCCGCTGCAGAACACGACGACGAACACGGTCAGCAGCCCGATGGCTGTCAGCAGAATGAAGATCAGTTTCATAACGTATACCTCCACTATTCGCATTGCATGATTTCGTTGTACAGGGTTTCGGTGCGTTCCCCGTCATCATACCGACGTTTCAAGGGCAGAAGCGTCAGATACAGCCCCAAACTGCCAGCCCATCCAATGGCGACGTATTCATCTATCAGGCTGTTCAAGTAGTTAATGGCGCGTTCCCAGTCCATTACTTTGTCACTCCCTTCGCTTTGATGGCCTTCATGGCCTTGTAATCGTCCCACAGCTGCACCTGGCTCATGGCCACGGTATACTCACAGCGGGGCAGCTCCCGCACGCTGCTGACGCCGGTGGTCAGCTTGATCGCGCGCCGGATCGCGTTCGCCACGGCCTTTTCGTGCCCGGCGGCGCGGTAGTCGGCGCACAGCTGGGCGGCGCGGTCGCGGATCGCTGCATTGATCGCGGACGCCTGGGCGGGCGTCACTTTGGTCAGCAGGCGGATCTCCCGCTCCATGGCGGCCATGCGGTCGTTGGTGGCGCGCATCATGTTCGCCATGCTGACCGTGGCCTGCGCCATCTGCTGGAAGGCCCGCGCCACGTCCGGCGGCAGCTGGGCCAGCTGCTTTTCAGGGATCGCCGGCACAGCCGCGCCGGGCTGGATCATTTCGCGGTTTTCCATGCTGCGTCCTCCCTTCAATCGTTCCCGTCGATGTACAGGGTGTTCAGGGCGCGCCGGGCACCTTCCACCCAGTCTGCCACCATTTCAACGTAGGCGGCCATTTCCTGCTTTTCCGCTGCGGCGGCGTGGGCCAGCGTCATGCCCATGTGGGGCAGCACGCCCACCGTGCCCACGAAGGTGCGCACGGCCACGGCCAGCTCCATGGCGGTCATGTCTTCCTCAGCGTTCTGGATTTCGCCCCGCGCGGTCTGGGCCTGGTAGTTCAGCAGTTCCTGCTGGGCCTGCTGCCGAAGCTCTGCCTGCCGTTCGATCATGTCTTCAGCGTCGGCCAGCTCTGCCTTCAGGCGGTTGATCTCCATCTGTGCTTCAGCGCTGATCCCGCCGGCGGCGGTCTGGGCGCGGGCTTCAGCGTCAGCCAGCTGCTGGCGCAGCTGCTTGCGTTCGTGGGCGGCCTGGGCGTCGTGGCTGCGCAGGTTGCCTTCCACTTCCAGGCGCTTGCGTTCGGCGCGGTCGGCCCGGTCGTTTGCGCGCTTGACTTCGTCCTGCAGCTGGCGAAGGGTCAGCCCTTCATCCTGGACGCGCTGGGCCATCGTTTCGCGGTCTTCGGGGCTGGGCAGCTGCAGGCAGGCTTGTATTTTCGTCATGGGCAGCTGCGCCATGGCGCTGCCTTCAGGCACTTCGCGGGCGGCCTGCATCATCCGCTGCGCCTGCCGGACGGTGAAGCCGGTGTTCTTTGCCACCCAGGCTTCCCATTCGCCGTGGGGTACCAGGTCGGCGGCCTTTGCCTCGTTCAGGCACTGGCCCACGGCCAGCAGGTGCCCGGCGGCGTTGCTCATGTGGTCATGGATGCGGAATTCGATCACCGCCAGCTGGGCGGTCTTGTCAGGGGTCAGGGCGGTGGTAGCTGATGCGAGGTTGATCTCGTTCATGGTGTTGCGCCTCCTGTTTGATGTTATTTCTGTTGATCCTGCGGCCACAGGCGTGGGCGTTCGCCTTCTTTGCCGCCCAGGGCTTCCCAGATGTCCAGCGCCTTCACGCGCCGGATGGGGCATTGATCTGGATTGCTGCAGCATGCTGCCGCATAATCAGCGTCGCGGGTTTCCCGGTTGTGGTAGGCAACTTCCCAATGCTTGCACTGGATGATTGATTCGCCCCGGTAGTCCACGCGGCTGACGAAGTGGTGGCACACTGCGCGCCGTCGTTTCTTCATGTTCTGCCCTCCTATTCAAAAGCGTCAGCGCTGACGCTTTTAGTCAAACGGCGTCGGCTCGTTCACGGGTATGAAGCTCTGCCCTTCCATGGGCCTGTCGGGGTCAATGCGCAGCTGTTCATTCACCACGCGGGGGCCGTCCAGGTTTGCGCGGGGCACCCACAGCAGCCGGACAGGCTTGCCGCCGATGCTCTTGTTCCGGGTGCGCTTGCCGCCGGTGGCGTCCGGCGTGATCAGGCCGTCTTCAGCCAGCTGCTTGTGCAGCATGCGCTGCGTCAGCGGGAAGGCTTCGCCCTTCTTTGTGTACACGGCGCACACGGCCACATAGCTGGCTTCGGGCAGGAAATAATAATACTGGGCGTCCATATAGCCGACGTGGCCCTTGTTCACGTTATGGCTGCCGCTGGGGTCGGTCAGGTCTACGACGCTGGCTTCCTTTGTCAGCAGCAGCTCCCCGATGGTGCGCAGGTACATGCGGCTGGGGCGTTCCTCGCGGGATTCCTCGCCCTGCGTCTTCGCGTTGCTGATGATGTCTTCGATGGCCCTGGACATTTCAGCCTTGAAGTAGTCGCCGTCCGCGCCTTCCAGCACGCCGGTTTCGATCAGGAAGCGCGTATACATTTCATAGCCGATCAGCAGGTGGGCGATGGTGCCGGGGGCGCGGCTGTGGCCGACCTGCAGCCCCTGCGCCTTTGCGCGCAGCTCTTTGAAGCGCGCGCCCAGCTGGGCGGGCAGCTTGTCCATCTGTGGGGCCAGCCATTCGACGTATCGGCGCATCATGTGCGCCAGGGTTCCGTCTGCTGCCTTGTCTTGTAGCCATGTCATGGTTTCATCAGCGGGAATATCTCCCTTTCCTATGTTGATGACGTAGTAGCGGGCCTCGCCGCTGTCGCGGATGTTGGGCATGTCCTCGCCGCTGATCATGGCCAGGGCGCGGGGCGGCATGCTGCCCTGCACGGTGCGGTCGGCGTTCATGCGGCCGCGCTGGGCCAGGTCGCCGAAGGCGCGGGACAGCTGCTGCGCCATGTCTTCCATCTTCTTGCGGGCCTGCAGGTTTCCTTCCGGGTGGTAGTCGTCCACGGCGATGACCATGTCCTTCAGGTCAAACGCCTTTTTGCGGACGTAGTTCGCGGTGTCGTTGAATGACGCCGGCAGGTTCAGGCTGGTGAAGCTGCCGAAGAAGGACAGCATCAGCGCCGACACGGTGGACTTGCGCGTGCCGGTGCCGCCCACCAGGTACACGCTGAAGGCGGGCGGGAATCCGGCGCGCAGCAGCGCATCACGCAGCGGGGCCAGGAACATGAAGGCCAGCAGCGGCGTGGTGATGCGCCGATCAGCGAAGGACTGCAGCACCAGCGCCGTTTCCAGCATGGCCGTGGCTTCGTCTTCGCCGGGTTCGTAGTTGGCGTCCATGCAGTAGTCGTCCAGGGCGGTGCCCAGGTCTACGGTGATGCCTTCCGCGCCGATCGCGCCGCCCCTGTACAGGTAGGCCCATTCGCCGCCGATCTTGCGCCAGCCGGTGTGGGTGTATTCGGTGGTGCGCTGCGCGATGCCGTAGCCGGCTTCCTCGATGACGTAGCGCACCTTTTCGGCCACGGCCGTGCCGGGCAGGATGTTGGCGCGCAAGTCCCAGGCTTCCTTCAGCCACTCCATGCGCTTGTACGCTTTCGCCGGTACGCGGACGCGGGGCAGCGGGTGGCCGTCGCGCGCCCATCCGTCGATGGCGTAGCACTTTTCTTCGGTCACGCCGTCGTCGCGCATGATGATGCCGGACGCGATGGCGGTGAAGGTGCAAAGCCGTTTCGGCGTTTCTTCGCTCCATGAGCTGATGCAGCCTTCGTGGACGCAGTAGCCAGGCAGGTCGTTGATGATCGCCGCAGCGGCGTCGCGGGCTGCTGTGGCTTCGGCTTCGGACGTGTCCACAGGTTCGGTAGCTGCTTCCAGCGCCTGTAGGGCTTTCAGGGCTTCCGTGGTGCCCATGATCTGCAGCATGTCCGTGATGTCGCCCTTCGTGGGCAGTGTGGCGCATGCCTTCTTCAGGTCAAGCAGCTTCACGCTTTCGCATACGGCGGCCAGCTTCTGCGCCACCTGCTGGCGGTCGTTCAGACCGGCGGCGTCGTTGTCCGGCAGGATCACCACGCGGGCACCCGTCAGCTGCTGCGTGTGTTCCGGCAGCCACTTGCTGGCCCCTTGCTTCGACGCGCCGCCGGGGTTGGTGGTGGCGGTGAAGCCCAGGCTGGCCATGGTGTCGGCGTCCTTTTCGCCTTCCACAACGTACACGGTGCGCTCTTCCTGGATCGCCTTCAGCACTTCCGGCAGCCGGTAGACCACGCTGCGCACGCCGTCGATGCTCCACACATAGCCGTCGCGCTTTGCCTTCGGGTTGCCGGGATCAAGTCGGCGCTGCCGGAAGGTCTTCACGCGCTGCCCTTCTTCGGTGCGCTCAAAGCGGCAGACTTCAAACAGCGTCTTGCCGGCTTCGTCAGTATAGGGGTAGATCTTCGTCAGCTCTCCCAGCGGCGGTGCTTTGCGGGGTGCCTGCGCTGCTGGTGCGGGCTGCTTCGGGGCTGCTTGCTTCGTCGCGGGTTGCCGGGGCTGCTTGCGGCTGCCTTCGGGGAACAGGTCGGCCAGCTTCAGGCCCATGGCCTGCAGGACGGCTCCCGGTTCGCATCCGGCCATGCAGTGCAGCAGGATTTTGCCGCCGTCCCCTTCGCGGACGGACAGGCTGGCCGTGCGGTCGTCATGTGCAGGGCATTTGCACATATATTCGCCGGACGAATTCGGGCCGTGGACTGTTTTCAGCCTGGCCAGGAATTCCCTGATGTCCATGTGCTGCCCCCCCTTATCCCTTGCGTTTCATGCCTTGCAATGCTTCGATCAGCTGGCCCGGCAGAAAGCGGTACGCTTTGCCCTCTTTGATGTAGGGCAGCCAGCCCTCCCGGATGCCGCGCCGGATCACCTTGTCGGTCAGGCCGGTCAGCTCTGTGGCTTCTTCGATGCCGATGGTGGCGTTTTCCCGGTCGATGATTTCCGTCAGCTCATCCACGTCTACCAGCTTGCGGTTTCCTATCGGCACATACGGGTAGCGCCCCGCATCAATGCCGCGCCGCAGCTGCTGCGGTGACTTGCCCACCAGCGGGGCCGCTTCGTTGATCGTGGTTAGCCTCACTTTAGTTCCCTCCTGCTTTGTCGATGGCGTCAATGGTTTCCTGCATCACGCGCATGATCTCCACTGCCTTGGCGCGGATCAGCTGCGCGGCTGCGCGTTCGTTGGGTGAAATGCGCCCGTCGCGGGCGACGGCGGCGAAGGTGGTGGCCACTTCCTGGGCGCTGCCGAAGGCCACGGCCCAGCCCAGCGCGGCCTGCGCCAGGTGACTGCCTTCTTCGTTGCCGTACCCGTCCATCAGGGGACAGCATGCGCGGATGTGCTGCCCGCGAAGGTCTGGCGTCCCGTAGGTTTCGACCATAGCCTGGACGATGTCGCAGGGTGGTAGTGTATGGCCGTTCTCATAGTCGCACAGGGCTTCGGGGCTGCAGTAGATGGCGGCCGCAGCGCGCTCCCGGTTGGCCAGGCGCTTGTCGTGCTGCGCTGCTTCCATGCGGGCCGCGCGGTAGATGTTTTCGGTGTTCTTCATGGGTGCCTCCATTTTTCCACAGCTTTGGGGATGCCTTGTGGATAATTCGGATTATTCGTCCCACGGCGCGCCGGTGCGCCAGGCTTTGTTCGGATCAGGCCGGGCGGGCGGCTGTTGGCTGGCGAATTTGGGGCAGAAGGTGCCTTCCTTCGCGCGGTCGCAGGTTTCCTTGTGGATGCAGTTCACGCAATCAGGTGCGGGGCGTTCGGTTTTCACGGGCGTTCCTTCTTTCGGCGCGGCGCGCACGGCGCAGCACGCGGTTGCGGTACTTCTTCCGGGTGCGGGCCTTGCGGCCGTGGATGATGTAGTGGATCTCTTTTGCCGTGCCGTAGCGGTTGATCAGGGTGGCGTCGATCACGGCCCGGACAGCTGCGCCCAGGGCGGCAGACGCTGCCGCTGCGGCTTCGCCCAGATGGCGCAGTGCAGCGCAGAAAGCGTCGATACCGTCGTCGTGGGCCACGATGGCGGGCGGGACGTTGCATTGCCCGCACACCCATTCCGGGATTTCGGTTGGCTCCACCCGCGCGGGCTGCGGCGTGTCCTGCTGGATGGTGATGCGCATATCCCGCGCGCTGTAGGTCGGCGTGGATATGGCGGGCGGTGCGGTCGGCGGCTCCCAGGGCAGCGGGGCAGGGATGGGATTCCCAGCGTAGCCGTCCGGGCTGCTGCGCCGGAACAGTTTCCGCAGCCAGTCGCGGATCGTGGCGAAGAATTTCATGCCATTACCTCCATGTTTCGGTTGTCGATCTTGTGAACGGTGGCACGCTATCGTGACACGGTTTGTGGTACAATCGGTATTATAAACCACGTTTTGCAAAATTGCAACACCTAAATGCAACAAAACGCGAATTTGTAACACAAAAAGAAACAAAACGGCGTTTTGTGGTATAATCGGGCAGAATGTGAAGCAATGCGGGGTGATATTGTTGGACATACTCAAAAAGCGGATGCACGACCTGCGCGTTGACCGTGACCTGAAACAATCGGAAGTCGCTGACGCTCTGGGCTTGGGGCGGTCGGTTATCTCTGTTTATGAATGCGGCCGGGAGCCGCCGCTTGATGTGATCTTCAAATATGCGGAATTCTTCGGCGTGTCCGTCGAATACCTGCTGGGGCTTACCAATGAAAAGCGGCCCGTCGTCAAGGCAGACGCGCAGGCCGTGGAAGATATGCAGGCCGCAGCGCTGGCCCACGGGGATGAACCATTCAGCCGCAGCGATGTGGCGCAGCTGGCCGCCGCCTTCGTCCAGTATTACCGGGCAGGTGCGCCCGCCGGATCAGCGCCCATGGAGTGCGTGACGGCCTTCCTGCCTGCCATGTGCCGGGTGCTGGACGCTGCCACGCGGCAGGATGTTCCGGCGCTGCTGACCGCCTGCGACGACGTCGCCAGGGCGGGGCTGGGGATCACCGGCGCGCTGGGCAGTGTGCTGGGCGCGGATGTGTCCGAAAACAGGTAAACATAACAAACGGGCAGAATGTGTAACAAACAGGGAAGTTTTTCCGGCGCATTACACTTTATTTTACACCGAATTACACCGTCATTTTTCGGCGGCATATATTAGAAGCGTTTTTCCGAATTACACATTACACCTAATTTTACACCATACACTGCACAAAAATATTCTTGAAGGTGGTTTTGCCCATGGGTAGCATCGAACAGCGCGGCCCGAACAGCTGGCGCGTGGGCGTCCAGGTCAACACCGACGACGGCCGCAAATGGATCAGGCGCACGCTGAAGTTTAACGCATCGCTGTCCCCGGCCCAGCAGCGACGGCAGGCAGAAAAGGCCCTTGCGCAGCTGGTGGCCGACGTGGAGAACGGCAAAGCCAGGGCGAACCAGAACATGACCGTGCGCGACTTGTCGCATCTCTGGATGCGGCGGCACGTCCTGGCGAACCTGTCGCCGGTTACGGCGAAGAATTACCAGCACCTGCTTGACCGGCGTATCCTGCCGAAGCTGGGCGACGTCCCCGTGGAGAAGGTGACGCCCGGCATGCTGGCCGACTTCATGGCAGCCATCAAGGCAGAAGGCCGGATCATCCAGGCACGCCCTGAAGAAGAATTGAAGTCGAAGCGGCGGCCCTCTGATCTGGCGCGGCTGGCGAAGAATCCCGATGCCCCCCTGTCAGATAAGACGCTGCGCACCTATTACGACACGTTGTACCAGATGTTTGAAAAGGCGGTACGCTGGGAAGTCCTCTGGCGCAATCCCATGGCCAGCGTGGACAGGCCGCGCTTCCGCAGCAAGCCGGTGAAGTACCTGGACGACGATCAGGCCGTGGAGCTGCTGCGCGCGCTGCAGAACGAAGAAAACATGTCCTTCAGGTGCGCGGTGCTGCTGGCGCTGACCTGCGGCCTGCGCCTGGGCGAAGTGGGCGCGCTGACGTGGGCCGACGTGAATTGGACGAAATGCACCATCGACATATCGAAGGCCGCGAAGTACACACCAGCCTACGGCAGCTTCGTCGGCGAAACGAAAAGCGAATCCAGTGACCGCACGATCACCCTGCCCGCCGGCATGATGGCCCTGCTGGATGAAACGAAGAAATACCACGACCACCTGGCCGAATTGATGGGCGACAGGTGGCGCGGCGTCGGCCGGATCGTCTGCAACTGGGACGGCACGCCGCTGCACCATGACACGCCGTCGAAGCAGTTCCGCACCTTCGCAGACAAGCACGGCTTTGAAGGCGTCCGCTTCCACGATCTGCGCCACACCCATGCCACGCTGCTGTTCGCGTCGAACATTGACGCCGTGGCCGTGGCCAGCCGCCTGGGACACGCGAAGGCCGACACGACGCTGCGCATCTACGCCCATGCCCTGAAGCGCCGCGACGAAGACAGCGCCATCGCCATGCAGGCCATCCTTGACCGCGTGGAGGCCAGCGAAGAAGATCCCGAATAA